GGTTGTCTCACCGGTATTTAATTTGATGATCTGCATTTCACCCACGGCTATACCTGCGGCTTCCATTGACCATCAGATGCCAGCACGTACCAAAGCGGTGTGCATTGCGTCGCCTTTGTTTTCTCGACGCAGAAATATCCACCCCAATCCTTGCCTGGCTTATCTTTTGCCTTCTCTTTCCAAATGCGATGACCGTGGCTGCACTTTGGAGATTCGGCGATCAATTCGCCACCCAATTTTGCTTTGATGTCATCGATGGCACTCGATGCTGTGTGGAATCCATCCTCAGCAAATGGCTTCGACCAGGGATCATCCTCGACGAACGCCTTTGGCAATGTTTCCACCTGTTCCATTGATTCACGGGATGGCTTTGTCTCTGTACCTAGCACCACGCTTGCGCACCGTCCTATGGCACTGCTGACCGTATCCTCGACGTACCAGCGTTTCATTTGAACGTTATATGCCCCGACCATTCCGTGTGCATAATCGATCGCGGCTGGCTTCTCATCCTCGTAATGACGAAAAATTCGGCACTCGATCAGGATGTATCCCTTTTCAGGATTCCAATCGATGATCGATGTCTCGATGCGGTTTGTTGGGAATGTTGCGTGTAGGCGAATGACTTTTTGATTGACCGTTTCGTAGCCGTCCAGGAATGACATTTATTTGATCCCCTTACGTCCAGCGATTTTGCCCCTGACGAATCCTTCGATCCGACCTGATCTGAATCCGACTGTGTAACCGCCCATAAATCCGACCAATACGCCGAATAGCAGCCACATCGCTGTTTCATTGAATGTGTACATTTATTACTCCCGATGGGAGATTGTTTGGATTCTCCCTACGCATAAGGTGACGCATCGGGCTGACATTTGCAAGGATTCCGCGTGGAATTCGGCGTGTCTAAGGCTTCGGATGATCCTTTAGATGCTCGATCAGCAGGGTACGAATCTCACGCACATCAGTTCGGATGCCATCGGCAAAGCCATTGCTGACTGGTCGGGAATTCTTTTCAGCCTTTGCCGCAAATAACGCAGCGATGGCAGAAATGGTAGCAGCGGCGATCAATCCGATCCCTGTGATTGCTTCGGTCATTTGGCATTGACGCCAAAATCCGAATCCTTAGGATTCAAATATCGCAAAATCACCGGTACGACGGCGGATGCGCCAGCCATCAAAATGGCTTTGGGATCAGTAACTCCAGCCATAAACACGCAAAGTCCAGCGGCTATGAATGAACGCAACCAAGATGCGCCAAGTGCTTTCCATTGATTCATTTTGATTGTCCTAACCTCTCGATCAACGCAGCGGCTTTCGCTGGCGTCAAAGCAATTTCAAAGTGCATTTCATCCTTGCGATTTTTGTAATCGCCACCCCAAATACAACCATATTTCTTTGCCAGCGCACGGATCATCGGCACTTTCTCATTTGGGAATGTTCCCACCTTGCCCAAAGGATGTTTGGTCGAATTTAGATCGATGGCTGTACCGCTGGAATGATTGCTGAGATTCGTCGATGAACCCCTTATTTCACGGTAGCAATAGCCCCAATCGTCCAGTGATCCTTCATCGATTGGCTCTATCAGTTGATGGAATTCAGTTGCTAAACCGACGAGCAACGGTGCTACTGCTTTATTACACGTCAATTTGATTTTAGTACCTGGAATTAAAAATGAATCAATATCGATTTCAGCCCTGATTTTTGAGGCTGTCCATCCGTTCTGCGATTTCGGCGTCACAAGATTCACACTCCCATCGTTTCAAATCGTTAAGCGTTAAAGAATCGTGACCACATTTCGGTATTGTCGCAATGAAAGCATCATCGATTGGATCATACGAATATCCAATCCCTGCATAATTAAATCTGATTTGGCTGTTGTAACTCGTACGAACGCATTTCTGCCCTCGATAGTTTCCGTACCAGGTTTCAGGATCAAGTCCATCGATCAATTCTGTTTCGTCTTTGCCCGTGATGACCTCAGTGACGATGTTATTTTCATCTAAAAATGCGTAATGAGCCATCAGACTGTCACCGTTCCTGTTCCTGCTGTGAATTGATAAATTGTATTTCCACCGCTATTTGTTTTGGTGTAAGTCAATCCACCGCCGATGGATGATAAATCAGCAAATGTGTTGGGATAACGTAAAATGACAATACCTGAACCGCCTGCGCCGCCGATCGTTGCAGGGTTAGCCGCGAGTGCAAATGCGCCGCCGCCGCCGCCGCCAAGATTTACCGTGCCAGCCGTGGCTGTTCTAGTTTCAGCACCTGCTGCATTTCCTAATCCGCTACGACCACCGCCGCCTGCGCCGCCATCGCCACCTGTACCGTTGGTTGCGTAACCTGCACCACCACCACCACCGCCAGCATAAGTTACTGATGAACCCGAATATGAGTTACTTAAACCATCTCCACCTGCGCCACCGACTGATAAATTTGTGGCAGTACCACCGACCTGATTTGCACCGCCACCACCACCGCCAGCAATGTAATTTCCGTTTGGGCCAGCATCACCTGGCCCTGCTGCACCGCCAGCGTTACCTTGACCCGATGGAGATGCTGCGCCGCCAGGATAACTTCGACGACCACCACCACCGCCACCTGAACCACCTGCTGCACCATCCATCCAATAGCCGCCGCCACCGCCGCCACCTGTTGATGTAATAGATGATAAAACTGAATTATTGCCGTTACTTCCAGTCACTCCAGATGTAACTGCGGCTGCGCCACCAGCACCCACCGTCACTGTAAATGAACCTGAAATTGCAAAATTAGTCGCCGTTTTGAAACCACCAGCGCCACCGCCGCCTGAACCATAATCATAAGCACCACCACCGCCACCTGCCACGACTAAATAATCAACAGCCGATGGTTTTGCTTGGCTAGATTGAGCAAAAATTCCTAATATTGGCATTTTATGAAAGCCCACCGATAATTGTGAAAACATTGCTTGCTGTGCAAATAATTGTTGCTGCACCATAACGGGCTGTGATCTTTGGTGCTGCTGCTGTTGCGCCAGTCGATGTGATCGTTACACCAGCGCCAGCGGCGAAAGTAACCTGACCAACACCAATCTGCTGCAAATTGATCTGTTCGCCTGCTGCAAATACTGATGGTGGAATTGTGACTGTAATTGCTGATGCGTTTGATGCTGTCACCAATTTGCCTGAATCGGATGCCACTAGGGTGTAAGTCGTTCCAGTCTGCGCATTGAAAGATAGATTGATCAATCCACCGTTGATTACTGGCGCAGTTAAAGTTTTATTTGTCAGTGTTTGTGCTGTTGTTTTATCTACCGTCACGGCAGTATCAATCGCCAATGAAACTGCACCTGATGTGCCGCCACCGGATAAACCTGTACCTGCGGTCACTGCTGTGATGTCACCGATGTCATTTGTGATCCAGGTAAAATCCATATCGGCATTTGTAGCCTTTGAAAGAATTTGTCCGGTCGTGCCGCCTAATAGATCAGCCATCGATGTTGCAACGGCTTGACCAAAGACTTCAAAATCGGCAGGTAAATCCGTGACCAAATCTGTGTTGGTCGGCATTTGCCACGAAAACGGGGTAGTTGGATTGCTCATTTTTTCTCCTTATGCGACGACTAGGGCATTTTCCCACGTCAGTGTGTTTGTGATGGTGTTCCACTGTTCCGACACGCTGACTTCTTCCCACTTCAAAGCCTGGATGGAATACGCCAAAGGTGATAGCAAAGCCGTCACCGAAAGCGTGTTATATCCTGCTGAGAATTGCCAGCCTTCAACGAATCCAAGATATTGACCAGCCGTCATATTCGCTGGCAAATCTGAGATGCGCAATGGCAAGCCCATAAATATATTTATCAAAGCATCACGATCAGCATCATCCAATTCAGGGTTTGTCAGTTCATAGGTAATTGACTGCATCATCGCCTGTGGAAATGCTCGCAGTGTCAAGTAAAACGCAGCCTGAGCAGTGGCATCGGCCGCGTCGTGCAGTGTTGTCGTGATGATTTGACCTAATCGACCAAATACCGCGATCGATGCCAAATCCTCATCCGATCTTTCACTGTTGGAATTTGCCCCAAATTTGATAGTGACGTCATTTCGTACATCGCCTGATCGGGTTTGAATCTTGATTCCCTGAGCAAGCGCCTGAGCCGCCGAAACGTCGGTGTATCCATTCGCCGCCAGGTATTGCGTTCGATGTGTTGAATCTGCGTATGAAATTTGCCCCTGAGCATTTTCGTAAATGTAACCAAGCCCTGACGTCGCAAGTGATGAAACCAATGAATACACATCGATTGGATTGGCTGATCGAGCCGCCAAATCATAATTGCCAGGTGTGTCAATCTCACCAAGTCCGACATTCTGAGCATTTGCCCACGTTTCCGTCGCTGGCGTGTAATTGCCCCACGTCAAAGCCCCTGGCACTTCCGACCAATTATTGATCAGCAAATCCGTCAATACTTCAAGAATCTGAGTGCCATCATTTGCACGTGCTAAATTTGTCAGCCAATTTGCTTTTGGTAAACGTGAAAGCGCACCCAAAGCCACAATCGATATGACCTGGTTGATTGCTACCGATCCACCTGTCGTGACTTCGATTCCGACATCGGTGACTGATCCACCCCAAATTGGAATAAATGTATCCGTTGAATCCTTGATTGCAATTCCGACTGAATCATTGATATTGATTTCAACCTGTGACTGAGTCACATTGTAAAGTTGGAGATTCAAATATCCTGCCTGGGCTTGCTCATAGATATTGGATCGACCACTGGTCGCCGTCAAATTGGCTAGTACGTAATTTTCATAATTGACGCCATTGATGGTGACTCGCCATATTGGATTCCAAAGCGTCATCAGAATACCAATGCGGCTGCGCCGTTTGTGCCTCGATAATATGAATTGTTCAAAACGTTGATGATGGATCGGGCTGTACCTTCGGGATCGATTGCACCGGTGACATTCAAATTGATCACTGTGTTACTGCCCAATTTATTGTTTGGCGTGATTGATCCATTGCCTGATGGTGTAAATATTTCAGGGCCTTTTTCACCGACTAGATATGACGTGCCAGCCATAACCGAACCGCCAGCGGCTCGACCGCCACCGAAAACGTTATCGATGACGCCGCCAATGCTTTTGACCAAAGGATTTGACGCCACGATGGAGATCAGCGATCTAATTGCCCCGACTGCGCCATTGATGATATTGACCAGGTTGGCAAATAATCCGATGACCACTCCGATGGCTTTACCAATGACCGTGAGGGCTGCGCCTAATACGTCACCAATGATCGGTGCAAGTGTGTTTAAAATGAATGATGCAATGTTTTTGATCAGTGTGAAAAATGGTGCAAGTTTGTCACTGTTTTTTTGTACCGCATCGGCAATATATCCGAAAGCCTTTTGGAGTCCAGCCAAGATCGGCTGAAATGTATCGATAATGCCTGGAATTAGAATGTCCGAAATAAATGACCACCACGCTTGAAATAGTGGGATCAAATATGTTTGAAATACGAAAATGATATTGTCAATGTACGGTTGCAGTTTTGTTCCGACTGTCTCACCAAATGCGATGGCTGCTGGTATGACCTGCTCGACGATCAGCGTGACCATAGGTTGCAGCGCATCGAGTACGTAAGCCCCGACCGTTTCCTTGCCTTCGTCGATGCCTTGCTTTAATCGTGCCATCTTGCCAGCGAAAGTATCTGCCTGGATTGA